CCGCGAATGACCCGCAGGGCGAAGGACGGGGAAGGACCCGTTGACCTGGGGGTGATGGTGGCGTTGCGCCTGCGCGGCGCGGGGGTTTACTGCCATGACGGGGGACGGGGAAACTACCGGTAGGGGATGCGATGCTCGCCGTGCCGGCTGGGCACGCGCTGGTAGTCGTCGGAGCCCGGGCGGCGCGGGGCGACGGGGGGGCACCACTCACCACGCGGGGCGTAGGTACGGGTGGCGGCGATGCGCGACGGGATGCTGGCCGACGCCTTGAGCACGCGCTCGCGCACCTGGTCGGCGGTGATGACGTGCCAGAGAGGCCGCCGGTATTCGACCCCGCCGTGCGCAAACGACTTCTGGTGCAGGCTGCTGTGCACGCTGTTGGCGGAGATCGCCGGGCGGCCGACGTTGGCCGGGTCGGTGTTGTAGAGATCGGCCAGGTCGCTGTCGGTGAGCGGGCCGCGCTCGACCAGGTAGCCGTAAAGGCGTTCGACCATGGTGATGCGCTTGGGCTTGGTCGCCAATGGCTTGCCGTTGAAGTCGCTGATCGAGTGCTTCATGCCGCCCTCCGAAGGGTGACGCCACGCTGTTCCAATGCGGCGGTGATGCGTTCCAGCGACTTGACGCTGGCGTTGAACTGGCGCTGCAGTTCGGCCACCTCGTCGGCGGGCTCGATGGGGACGGGCGAGGCGTAGCCGCTCGCCTCGGCGATGTAGCGCATGGCGGCGTGGCAGCCGACGCGGCGGCCTTCTCGCAGCAGGAACAGCACTTCGTCGGGCTCGAGGCGTTCGCGGCGCTCGGGGTTGAGGCAGTCGCGCAGCCAGCGCGCGGCTTCGTCGGCCGGGCGGGCGGGCCGCATGAGCGCGCCGACGCGCTTGCTGCCGCCGAGCGCGCGCACCACCTCGATGAGCGCCTCGGCGAGCGTCTCCTGGACGCAGGATGCGCAGTGCTGTTCGGTCATGTCCGCGCTCGTCCGAGATTCGCGGACACGCGCGGACAGACCCCGCGCGGCCGCCGGTTTACTGTTTCGGCCATGCAAACGCTCATTCAGACCCCCAGGAAAGGCGCGGCCGGCTCGACGCGCGCGAAGGCGTGGCGGGCCGGCCGGGCAAAGCCGGCTTGCGCCGGCGAGGAGGAGACAAATCGATGGGCCGCGCTGGCGGCCGGGTGGTCGCGCGGATCAGGCACTGGCGGACTCCTGATGAACATCCGCGACCGTCCCGAACACATCCGGGTGCAGATCTGCGGCAGCAATGCCGGTCAATGCCTCGACCACTCGGGCACGATTCACCGGAATCCGAGTCGCCCACTTGTGCGCCGCCTGGACACTGATTCCAAAGCGGTCCCGGATTGCAGGCGCGCCGCCCAGGGCTCGAAACGCCCTCTCGTGAGCCGACGCCGTAGCGCCATTGCTCGCGCCAGGCGCCTCGGCTATTGGCATTTCAACCTCCGGAGATCCCATGTTCACAGCGCACCGTCGCGGTTCGAACGAGCGGCACTTTATCAACTATGAGTTGATGCGTCAACTACAAGATGATGGACGCCAATACCCCGGGGCGGACAATTCCGGCATGCTCGACAACGACACACCGGAATCCTTCAACACCCGATTCACCCGGCTCAAGGACGAGTCCGGGCTATCGTTCGAGGCCCTGTCCGACGAGATCTACAAGGCCACCGGCGTACGCGTCACCAATGCCGCACTGCACAAGTACACCAAGGGCGGCAACATCGACGAGCCCACGCTCGAAGCCCTGGCGGCCTATTTCGGCAAGACCCCGGCCTGGTTCCGTTATGGCGTCGAGCCCGACCCGCGCTTCAAATTCGCCGTTCTTGGCGAGATCGTCGCAAGCCTGCCGGAAGAGCCGCAGCAGATGGTCCTCAAGCTGCTGCAATACGAGTATTCGGGCAATGCCGCCCGCATCGTCAGCGAGCCCGGAGTCTCGACTACCTACCACGAGTTTCTGTCCCGCCTCATCGCCGATCGCGCGGAAAAGCGCCGCAACGAAAAACCGCCGCCGGAGGACACGCCGTGAGCCGCTTGTTTTCCCTGTGCATCCTCATCTGCATGTGCGCCATTGCGCCGGCCCAAGCCGCACCGCCCGCCAGCTCATCCAAGTCACCGCCGGCGGCGAAGCGCACGTGCGACCCCTCCAAGATCCACCACGGCCCGCGCGGCGGTCGTTACACTCTCACCCCGAATTGCAGACGCGTGTACAAGAGAAAGTGACGCCATGGCCATCCGGTTCCGCAAGTCGATCAAGCTGCTCCCTGGCGTGCGAATCAACCTCAGCAAGACCGGCATATCCACCAGCATCGGGCCTCGCGGCGCCTCTCTCAACCTGCGCGGCGGCAAAAAGCGCCTTACCACCAGCATCCCCGGGACGGGGTTCAGCCAGGTGCACAACCTCGACTCGCGCGAGCCGACTTCCGAACGGCAGCACAGCGCATGGTGGCTAGTCCTCGTCGTCGTGCTCTTGCTGGCCTTTGCGGTCTTTCGATAGTCTCCGGCGCACTGGCCGAACCCTGCCGCATCACCCGAATCATTGATGGCGACACCGTCGTAGCCGCTTGCGCAACCGGTACCCGCCACGTCCGGCTCACGGAAATCGACGCACCTGAGCGGGGCCAGCCCTTCGGCACCGCAGCCCGCCGCTCCCTCGCCGCTTTGTGCGACGGCCAGCTCGCCGACGTGATTCCGCGCGGCATCGACCGCTACCACCGGACACTCGCCCGCGTGCGCTGTCGAGGCACCGACGCCAGCCTGCACCAGGTCGACGCCGGCCTCGCTTGGGCCTATACCCGCTATTTGACCGATCCAGCGATTGCCGACGCCGAAAGAGTCGCGCGGGCGGCCGCAGTTGGCCTGTGGCGCGCACCGGAACCCATGCCGCCGTGGGAATTTCGCCACATGCAAGCTCCCCGCTAGGACATATCAACTCATGGTTGACACACATCAACCTTGAGTTTATGATGCGGCCGTCCGTTATCTGGAGGCCGCATGTCAAACCAGCGAAAACACAGTTACCGCGCCGTCGTCGAAGTTTCCCCATCGACTTACGCGCGCCAGCTTCCCCTTACCAGCACCATCGGGCTGAAAGCCCGCTCGTTCGGCGACGCGATCGAGCTGGCGCGCGCGGTGTCGGCACTGCCGGTGCGGTGCGTGTACCGGCAGGATCGGGGGGCGGCGTGAGCGCCACCACCAGCGTCACCGACGAGCCGATTCAGCCCGGCAGCATCGCGCGCGTGTGCCGCGGCCAGTCGGGGCTGCATCCGTGCCTGATCGAGCGCGTCACGCCGCGCGGCCGGGTGCACGTGCGGCCGCTTGACGGCGCCACCGGCGAATGGACCGGCGAGGTGGCCGTGCCGGCGGACGACGTGTGGTTCCTGCTCACGTCGCGCGAGGTGCGCGGTGATTTCGGGGCGCAGATGGGGGCTGCGAAATGAGCGGCTTTTCTGGATTCACGCCTGGTCCGTGGGCATGGGATAGCGACGGATATTCACTGCGGCCAGTCAATCCTGACCCGCATAAGCACCACGTTCACACAATCATTGACCAGATGTCGAACATCATCTTCTGCGGCGCGGACTGGCGGATCGCGGCAGCAGAACAGGAGTCCAACCGGACACTGATAGCCGCCGCTCCGACACTCTTTGACGCTGTTGCCGAAGCGGAGGCGTATTTAGCGATCTTTGAAGGATCGGCCGAGCATCCGCGTGCCAGCGCGGTGTTAGGGAAATTGCGCGACGCGCTGAGCATGGTTCGCATGTTTAAGGTTGGATCATGAGCGACACCGCACGTTTCTTCCTTTTCCTGCGCGCTGCCATCGAGCGCGATCGGCGCACCGGCTACGACGCCGCACTCGATCGGCACGCGCTGCGGATGCGGATGCGCATCCTCGCCGACCGGCTCATCCAGGGGCGCGCATGAGAGCCGACGGCGTAACCGGGCCGATCGCGCGGGCGGTGATGCGCTGCATTGAATTCCACCTTGCGCGCGCCCCGAAGTCTTACTTTGCAAGGGTCCCCGTAGGAGCGACGTGGTTCACATGGGTCGAAGGCGAGCATCGATTCGTCGGAGTGCGCATTGACGCGATCCAGGCCGATCGCGATGTCAAAGGGCGCCAAGCATGACCACGCGCTCCCCCTACTTCACCGTCGGCGAGCGCGTCGTCGCCAACGGCTACCCCGGCCATCCGTACCCGGACATCCGCGTCGGGGGCCCGGGCGTGGTGATCACCGAGTCGGGTCCGACCGGGCTCATCTGGGTGCGGCTCGACACCGGCACGCGGCACCCCTACCTGGCGTGCGAGCTGCGCGCCGAGCCGACCGTCTGATGCCGACCGTCGCCGGCCTCCAGCTCGACGACGACGAGGCGCGCGAGGCCGCGCTCATCGCCGTCAACCTCTCGCTCAACCCGCGCGCGATCGAGACCATCGCCGCCGAGCTGGTGGCGCTGCGGGCGGTGGTGCGCAAGGCGCGGCAGATGCGCTACCTCGCGAACTGCCCGCCCGTCCGCCGCCTGCTGGATCGCCTGCCCCGGAGGATCTGACATGACCCACACCAACCGCCAGGTCGGCGAACTGCCGACACTCGACCCGCTGCCGCCCGACCTCGGAAACCACACGCAGACCGAGCGCGAGCCGTTCCGCGGCTGCGACGTGGGCGCGGCGTGGGGATGGCTGTTCGGCGCCGCGTTCCTGGCCGTGCCGCTGCTGCTCTGCACGCTGTGGGTGCGCGACGCGCGCGAGTCGGCGCGGCGGGCCGAGCGGGCTGTCGGCGCGTCGGCGGCCGGCGTGCGCGCAGTGCATTGCGATGCGCCCGGGCAAGCCGGCGATCGCCAGGTCATCACCATCGAGCGGACGGCCGAGCGCCTGCTGGTCCGCTGCCTGTCCATCACCAACTGGCGCACACCGGAGCGCAACAGATGAACGTGTCCACTTTTCCCCCGCCGGCGTCGCTGGCACCCGCGCGCGGCCGGTTGCCGCGCATACCCTTTCTGTGCCCGTTTGACGACCGCGCGGTGGCCGATGTCGCCGAGCTGGCGCGCGGGCGGCACCTGCGCCTGGTGCACGACGGCAAGGGGCTGTTTCTCACGCCTATCGTGCTGCCGGGGCAGTTCGTTGTGGCGGAGGCGGCGTGAAGATCGAGATCAACGTTTCCAAGAACCTGCACCCGAAGACGCAGGCGCTCGTGGCCGCGTTCGCCGAGGCGATGGCTGACAAATTGCGGCGCGCCGAGATCAAGCACGGCTTCACCGACGGATGGTCTGAGCCGGACTGGCAGGGCATGTGCCGCGAAGAGATGATCGCTCATCTGCTCAAGGGCGACCCGGTCGACGTGGCCAACTACTGCGCGTTCATGTGGTTCCACGGCTGGAAGACTGGCGCGAGCGCGGTGGTGGTCGCATGAGCTACTCGATCGCCTGCCACCTGGTCAAGGAGACCGACAACGCGCTCCTGATCCGCGACCCGATGTCGGATGAAAGCCACTGGATTCCGTTTTCGCAGATCGAGCAGATCCACCGCGACCCGGGCGGCAAGACCGGCACGGTCGTCATGAGCGAGTGGATCGCGCGGCAGAAGGGGCAGCCGTGATCCGCCGCTTTCTCCTCACCCTGCGCCTATGGCGCGACCCCTGGCTGTCCTACACCCTGCGCGGCGCCTGGCGTGCGGCCGCGCGTCACCTCTGAGAGGTTTGCATGTCCATCCGCTCCGAAATCCGCGCCGGGCTGTCCGAAGACGGCAAGCCGCTCTACCAGCTCGACCCCAAGGTGTGGCCCGAGAAGCCCGATTCGGCCGAAGCAACGGTTCGGAATATTGGAGTGAAGGCGATATGAACATCTTGCGCACCTGCACCATCACCGTCACCTGCTTGCGCGGCATTAACGACGGCAACCCCGGTTTCTGGATGCTTGACCATTGCTTCGCCGAGAAACTCGACAGCGTCTCGTTCCTGCACACCCAGGACGTACCGAGCGCCGGGGGGATTCCGTTGCATGTCGCGACGTTCAACGACTCCACTGGCGAAGGCATCACCAGCTTTGGCGCCACTGTCAAGGAACTTTATCGCGACGGCGACAGCGCGCTGTTTGAGGTGGTGGCCAATGTGGTGAAGCCATGAGCGTCATCACCAGCACCGAGAAAGTTCTCGGCGAAGTGCTTGAAGAGCGCGAACGGCAGGACCGCAAATGGGGCGGACCCAATCACGACGACCAGCACGACACCGCAACCTTCGTGCAGCTGATCGAAGACTATGCCGGCTGGGCTCGCGTAATGGCAGGCATGGATAGCGCCGACAAGGCACGGCAGCGCCTGATCCAGGTTGCGGCGCTCGCCGTCGCCGCAGTCGAGGCAATCGATCGACGAGCACTTGGCAATTGAGCGAGCTGCTGGCCCGCGGCGCGAAGACGCGCGCGCCCTCGAGGCGCAGATCCGCAGCCAGGCGCTCGACCAGCGTCTAGGCCGCGCGCCCGAGCGCACCCTCACCGAAGCCGTTGTGGCCTGGCTCAAGGGCGAGGCGCGCGCCCTGCGCAGCTACCAGAACCTGCTCGACAAGGTCGAAGCCATCCGCCCGCACCTGGACGGCAAGCCACTCAGCGCCGCCATCGAGGCCGCCAACGCCATCAAGGCCGACGGCCTCGAGCGCGGACTCAAGCCGGCCACCATCAACCGCCGCCTGGCCATCGTGCGCGACCAGCTGCTGGCGCCGGCGGCGATCGCCGAGGCGCAGGCCCAGTTCGCCGCAGCGCTCAAGGCGCTGCGGACGGACCACGCCTCGACGCGCCAGGCCACCGAGCGGCGCCGGCGCGACCTCGAGGCCGAGATCGGCCGCGTGGTCGACGGGATCGCCCGGGTGGGCGTGTCGGACGCGCTGGCGGCCCGCCTGCAGGCCCTGGAGGCCGAGCTGGCAGAACTGCAGGCGCGCGCACCGGCCCAGGCTGCCGCCGTGGCGGAGCGCACGATCGAGGACGCCCTGGCGCGTTACAAGCGCCAGGTGCTCGACCTGCAGGCGGCGCTGGCGGACGACGTCCAGCGCGCGCGGGAACTGCTGAGGGAACTACTGGGGGAGATCACCCTCGCCCAGGACGGGGAAGGCGTTTTCGCGGAGGTAGGCCAGCCCGGCCAGCGGCAGGAGGCTGCCGCTGGCGGACTGTCTATGGGTCTGGTTGCGGGGACCCGATTCGGCAATCAGAGACTGAGGGTAGGCTGATGTTGCTACGCACTATCGAAAGTTGTTGACGCGCTCGATTTAGTGTAATACAGTTAATCCCATGCGATCATCGATCGCGGCGCGCCTCGGCAAAGGGGCACAGGAGCAGCAAATGATCAAATTGACATCAGAGCAAAGCCAGGTCGCAAGGGAAATTGCCGAACTGGCGGATGAAGGCGGCACGATTCAGGCTCTCGACATGGTCGCGCTTACCAACCGCGGCATTCTGCCGAATGACCCCACCCTGCACACCACCTCGTCCCTTGGTCGCGCGTGGATTGCCGCCGGGCTGCCCGAAAACACCGCTGAATTGCTGTGGGGGTGAGCGAGATGAAACAATTGGGATTTATATAGATGACTCCCGCTTCTGAATTTTCTTCTTGCGGCGGGCGCGTTTTTTCGCCGGCTTGCTTTTCGGCTTCGGTCGATAGGCCAGCACGACATCGACAATCGCGTCCAAGGCTTTCGGAATTTTCATGCGATCAGTTCCTTGTAGGTAATGCGCTTGTGCGCCGTGGCGACAATCAGACTGTCCAACCGGGCAAGCGTCGGGATTTTGACGTTGCCATCGTTCAGCCTGAATGCGAACTCGTTGACGTAGCGGTTAAGATGCTTCGGGCTGGCATGATGATAAACGCCATGCAGACCGCGCTTCATCACAGCCCAAACGCTCTCTATGCCGTTCGTTGTCACGTTTCCGCGCACGTATTCGCCCGCGCTGTGGTTAACCGTTTCGTTCTTGAAGAACAAGCCATTCAGGCCGTGATAGGTCGCAGCGTCGTCAGTGTGAAGAGTAGACCCGGCTTCAATGTTCGTGTGAATGGCGCGATGCAGGGTTGCGGTATTAACGTCCTCGATATGCATAGCGATAGTGCGCCCGCCACGCTCACGCATTCCGAGGACGGCCTCTTTTCCCACGGCACCACGCCCACGATTAAGCCGTTTGTTGACGTGCTTGTTGGCTTCCTTGCCGCCGATATAGGTTTCATCGATTTCGACGATTCCGGACAGTGCCTCGATCTGCTTGCCGCATGCTTCACGCAGACGTTGCAGGACGAACCACGCCGACTTCTGGGTGATGCTAAGTTCCTTGCTCAATTGCATGCTGCTGATGCCCTTGCGGGCCGTGAGCAGCAGATACATGGCGTGCAGCCACTTGTGCAGCGGTACGTGCGAGCGCTCGAAGATCGTGCCGGTGCGAACGGTGAAATCTTCCTTGCACTGGTTGCAGCGGTAATAGCCGCCGGCCCGCGCCGTGATGCGGTCGCCGAGCCCGCAAACCGGACAGCGGCAGCCGTTTGGCCAGAGGCGGGATTCCAGGTATGTCCGTGCGGTTTCCTGATCTGGAAACATGCGGAACAGTTCGGCGGTGCTGATCGTGATTTTGTCATTCATTGCGGGCTTCCCGTTTTTTCGATGTCGGCGATGGCGTTGGCCGCGACGGTGCGAGCGAAAGTGCAAAACGCTTCTGGCGGAAGGTTGCTGTCAGCAATACGCTTGAATTCTTGCAGCAGCGTCATTTCTTGATTAACGGCTGCGGAGCGTTCAATTTCGATGGAGGACGATAAAGTTGCAATGGTCTCTTCATCCATCTTGCATTTTTCCTGCGCAACCCAAAGGTGATAGCGCATTTCTTCCAGCACTGATTTTGCAAATTTCCTCAATATTTGAGTTTGCAATTCCGCAGTGGATTTTATAAGGCACTCTACTTGCCGCGCTGTAACGTCGCTTGCTGGATAAGATTCTGTTTCGTTCATTTATTCATCTCCCTAAGCACGCTTCCACCGAGGTTGTGCTTTTTCAATAATTCAATGGATTCGCGGATCAGCGGGTTTTTGTTGTCCGAATGCGCAATAGCGTAGGACATGCGACGCACGAGACTAGCTAAATCCTGAATCAGCAAATCATTGTGCCCGCGAATTTCGCGCAGCACTGTAATTACTTCGGCTGCTCGATATGCAAGGTGGCATTCATTGCCGCCCGCCATATCACGCAGTCTGACGGTCAGATCAGGTTCTTCAAAGTTATTCATGGCAGTTCCTTTCCACAAGAAAAGCAAGTTTCTGCTCCAAGTTCTTCTTCGATTGGATCGTTTCCGCACTGGCAGCATGGGTCGTCATCACCAATGAGGGGATAGAGTTCCCGCAGCGCCGCTTTTAAGTCTTCATTCGCGTTTGGGTGATCGCATTCAGGGCACTTAGGGAAGTCTTTTGGATAGACAACCGAGCAATACCAGCATGATGTGTTGTTAATCATGCGATGCATTCCTTTCCTTCGTAGCACTCGATAACCTTCCCAAATCGCAGGGACGGTTTATTTTTCGCGCAAGTCCAGCCCCATTTTGTTTCAACAACGTAAACAGGAGAATCAATTTTGTGAGAAATGTTGTGCCCAAGAATCAATGCGTCTGCCTTGCACATATCTGCATCAATTGCGCCAAACTCTGAAATATCCATAATTGCTCCAAAGTGATTAACGTGCAAGCGAATAATGCGCTATTTGTGCGAGGGAGTCAAGTATTATTTTATGAGGGAAATATGCCTTATAAATCAGTAGGGAGTAAACTATATAAATCCCAAACAATTTGCGACCCAACAGGAACGGATCGAGGTCGCGCGCGCGTTGCGCGCGTGGCGGCAATCTGGCAATCGGGCGAGGATAGTGCGCAGTTGTCACATCGGCGACACGGGCGTAGCCGATGACATCGAGTTTTCCGACATCGCAGGCGTTCGTTGCATTTTTGGACAGGCGCGAGTTGCCGACCCCTCCATACTCGGCGCTGTTCGATTTCTGAGCTACACGCCGCTGGTGTTCGGGCTCGACGGTGACGGCCGGCCGCATGTCGCAGTGGCGCCCGAGCAGGGCGGCGTTGGTGGCATGGGCGTGCTGCATGCGGTGCGCGAGGTCGATGCGCGTGGCACTAACCGCATGACCGTGGCGGCGCTGGCGTTCCCGAGTGTGCGTTAGCGTGGCCAATGGTGACCGACATGACGATTTTCGAAAAGCTGGGTGATGATGGCCGACATTTCGAGATTCTCGGGAATGCCTAACCATCCCAACCGGGGCTGGCGCCGCCGCGCCAGCGAGCAGGCCGACGCATGGCTTGCTCGCTGGCCGTGGCGACCCGAGCCGGGCGGCCGGCTGCTCACCGATGTCGAACTGCGCGACCTGATGCGCCAGGCCTGGTTGGCCGGCTACGAGGCACGACATGTCCGCGACCGGACCGCAACCTGAGCGCCGTCCGCGCGGCCGCCCCCGCCTGCCGGATGACCAGCGGACCCGGCTGGTCACCGCGCGCCTCACCGGCGCCGAAATCGCTGTCGCACAGACCCTAGGCTCCGGCGACCTGACTGCCGGCCTGCGCGCGGCCCTGAAACTCGCCTCCAGCGCGTCCGCGGCGTCGGACGCCTCCTAGGTCGTCCACTCGTCCACTTGCCTCGCCACGGGGCTGGATCGCGGCGGCGCGGGCATTTTCAGCGGTCGGGCATCCACGCCATCACTTTGGCAGCCCGGAGTACCACTCGATCCACCGATCCACCCGATCCGCGCAGATCCTGGCTATCGTTTGCTCCTGGGCGTGCTGGTCGAGGATTCGCCTGAGCCCGACTCCGCCAGTCGCCTGGTCGGGCGTCAGGAGCGGCGGGCGCTGGCAGGGCACCACCAGGTTGCCGGGCGCCTGGAACGTCCGGCTCGGCGGCGCCGAGGGCGCGGTTCCACAGCCCGATAAAGGCGGGGCCAAGCAGGACAGCATCAGGATCGAGCACAGGGCACGCATTGGGGCCTCCGGGGACGGGTTGAGCGGGTTTGCCAGGGGGCAACGCCGGCGCCGGCGGACCGGGCCGCCAGAAGGCCAGCTGCGCCCGCGTATCGCGGATCTCGGCACGCAGGCGGTCGCTGGAGGCGCCGATGGCGTTGATGTCCGCCTCGTGCTCGCCGGCGACCTTGGCGGCCATCCTGCCGGCCGCGGCGAGGTTGGCGGCCTCGGCCTGCGCCTGGCGCTTCTCGGCCGCGTCGCGCTCGAGCTGGTCGACGTGGTGCTGGTCGAGGCGCCCCTTGCCGTACACCAGGCCGGCCAGGATGGCGATTAGCAACACGCGGCCGAAGGGGCCGGTGAAGAAGGTGATCGCGGCGCCGATCATACGATTTTCCGTATGTTACGAATGTTCGTACGGTGCAGGTCCATCACCGCGCCCCCGCCTGTTCCGGCAGCGGCGACGCGAGCGGCGGCGAGCTGTTCGGAATGAAGATCATCCGGCCGCTGGCCACCGTGCGCGTCTGCAGGTGGCACCAGGTCGGCGTCCAGCGCGGATCTTCCATTCCCCGGATGCCGCACGCGCGCACCCGTTCGAGGTTGCGCAGCACCCACCTGGCCAGGGTCCGCGACGGGTCGTACAGGTCGATCGCCTGACCCTGCTTATGGGCGCTTTGGCTGGCGCCGAGCGGGCACTCCTGCGGCCGGAATCCGCCGTTGCCGCTGCCGGCCACCCGCGACCCCGTCACCGGGTTGACCAGCGCCGGCACGCCGTCGGCCTCCGCCATCGCCAGCACGCCGTTGACGGCCGCCAGCAAGTCGATCGCGTTCGATCGCCGCTCGAGCGTGAAATCGACATGCGACAGGTACGGGCCCGCGTACTGCTCGAGCGTGATCACCATGCCTATTCCTCCGCGGCGTCGCCCGGCCACGGCCATGCGCGCCGCGGCGGCTGGCTCGCCGAGAAAATCATCGTGTGCAGCGGCGACGACTGGCGCCAGGTCGGACGCGACAGCAGCAGCTGCAGGCCTGCCGCCGAGAGCAGCAGCAGGGTCGAGACCTGGGGCGAGCGCGCGCAGGTGTCGTAGATCGCGTACGCCGCGCCGGTGATCGTCAGCCAGTACAGCAGCGCCCAGGTCGGGCGCGTGCGGCATCCGCCGTGCGGCAGCACGTGCATCCGGGCCGAGCGACGCAGGCACTCCACGACGATCGAGAGGGCCAGGGCGCTGATCGCCCACGTCAGGAACGTGTTCATTGGCCGCCCTCCCCGCCGCCCTCCCGGCCACCGGTACCGCGGCCGCCCAGCCGGCCGATCAGCGCCACCGCGGCGCCGATCGCCGCCGAGAGGATCGGCTTGGCGCCGGCGCCGATGACCAGCGAGCACAGGACGATGGTGGCGCCCTCCACCACGGGGCGCCCGACCAGCCACTGCGCGGCCGCGTAGCCGCCGGCGGCGCCGAACAGCGCGGCCGCGATGACGGCCAGCGCGGAGGCGCGCGGCGTCTCCGGCCCGGTGAGGAAGACCGCGCCGACGGCGCCGATGCCGCCCCACAGCAGGGCCTGCGGCGGCACGCCCACGGCGGCCAGCACGGCCGACGCGAACGCAGACGTGGCCGCCTCAGAGGCGGCCGCGGAAGGGCTTGGCATCGTGGTCTCCGGTTGTTGCGTGAAGGGGTGGCGGTCGGGCGCGCCGGGCTACAGGTCGCCGAAGATCTGGTAGCTGAACGCGGTCGGGTTGGTGGCGCCGCCGGCGGCGTCCTCGATCTGGATCGTGAACGTGGTCGTGGTGCGGCTGACGACGCGCGGCGCGGCGAACGCCGAGTGCAGCGAGGTGAGCAGCACCGCGTAGTTCGCGCTCGACATCGTGAGGCCGTGGGTCACCACGTACTGCCCGGTGCCCGGGTTGGTGTTGCTGACGCCGGCGGCCGGGTAGCTCACCGTCACGGTGGTCGGGTGGGTGATCAGGCCCCACGCTTTGGCCACGCCGGGGTGGTACTTCAGGCGCCCCGGGCTGGCGAACACCGAGGTCGACGCATCCGCCTCCATCTCGGCCTGGCTGGCCGACGTGGTGGGCGGGTCGAACGGCCACAACTGGCAGCTCGTCGGCACCGCCGCGTAAGTGCCGGCCGTCGTCTGCGGCACGGCCAGCTTGGCCAGCGCGCGGAACGGCACCGACGTGCGCGCCGAGGTGCTGTAGACGCCACTGGCCGAGTCGGCCGCGCCGGCGCCGCCCTCGGCGGTGGTGGTGACGATGCCCGACGGGCCGAGCCAGGCCTGCGACACCGCCAGTTCGATGGTGCCGGCGTTGTCGAGCGCGTACACGTAGATCGGCGTCGAGTCGGCATTGCCCAGCCCCAGCGTGGAGCCGCTGGAGACCACCAGCGACGTCGCCGCGGTGACCGCGCGCAGGTTGAAATCGCCGTTGCCGGCGGTGGCGCTGCGCTGGCCGATCAGCACCGGGTCGGTCGCCGAGGGCGTGGCACCGGCGCGGGTCTTGAGGTTGATGGTCAGCGCGGAGGAGCCCACCGAGAACGTCAGCGAGCCGTTGTGCAGCGTGGTCGGCGCGTGGAGGCGGAACGCGGTCCACACCGTGGCCAGGGCCGAGGTGACGGTGCCGAACAGGTCCGCGATGAAGTTGCGCAGGTTGCCCAGGTTGGACTTTTGCTGGCCGACGGTGGTGGCGCTGTCCTCGATGCCGCCGGCGCCGGTGCGATCTGGGAGATTGGTGCTCATGGTGGTCAGTACCCTCGGATGCGCGCGTCCACCAGGCCGTCGACGGCGGTGCCCGCGCTGTTGTAAACCTTCACCAGCGGCCCGAGGGCCGCGTCCTTGTCCTCGATGCGCACGCCGATGGCGCCGTGACCATCGGCCTGCACGGTGATCTGCACGTTGTCGATGCCCGTGTAGGTGCGGGTGATCGGCAGGCGCGTGCCGGCGGCCGCGATCGCCACGTCGTCGAGCGATTCGTCGATGAACGGCACGTCGATGTGCGCGGTGAACGTCGTCACCGTGCCCTGCGTGGCGCCGCCGGCGGTGGTGACGCGCAGGTCGTAGGGCTGGTTGACGACGGCGATCGCGCCCGGCCAGGGCTGGTAGTCGGGCGGATCGGGCCAGAACGCCTCGGCGTCGGCGCCCCAGAACACGCCGCCGCTGTCGGTGGCCCAGAAGGTGGTCGGGCCGTTCGGCCGGTACTCGATGTCGTAGCGGCTCGCCGTGATGCCGACGTCCAGCGTCATGGTCGACTCGGCGGTCGCCATGGTGGGCTCGACCTGCGCCTCGTAGACCATCTCGGAGTAGGTCGCCGTCGGCCAGAAGGTGCCGGAATCCGCGCCCCAGAACGCCTGATCGTCGGCGGCCGGCCAGAACACGGTGCCGCTGTCGGCCACCAGGTCGCCGCCCGACAGCGTGCCGCCGGTGAGCGTGCCGGGGTAGGAGAGCGCGTCGAGGTCGATGGTCTCGACGATCTTCTCGACCGGCGCGTCGCCGAGATCGGTGTAGATGATGGCGGGGTTGGCGCTCTCGATGCCCGCCACGTCCACCGCCTTGATCATCAGCGTCACCGCGCCGGCCGGGCGCACCGGCATGGTCCACGGGCTGGTGGTCACCAGGCCCTCGTGCAGGCCCGGCGCGGACGACCAGTCCGTGTTGACGCCGTACTGGAAACGGATGCGGTAGCCCGCCACGTCGACATCCGACACCGGCAGCCAGGACAGCACGTCGCCAGAGATCAGGAAGCTGGCGATGTCCTGCGGCGCGAACTGCGCGGCGTAGTCGACGGTGTGGTCGAGCGTGAGCACGGTGGTCTTGCCGAGCCGGCCGAGGGTGGACTGCGCGACGACGCGGATCGACACGCTGGCGCCGTCGTTGACGGTGAAATCGACACGGGTGCCGCGCGTGGCGCCGCGCGACAGCTCCGGCCCGCCGTCGACGCTGGCGAACACCTCGGCGCCGCTGTAGTCGGCCTGCGCGTCCCAGGTGACGGCGAGCTGCACCAGGTAGCCGGGCGGGACGGCGATGCCGATCTCGGTGACCTGCAGGTTGCTCACCGCGGCGGCGCCGAAGCTCGGGCGCGGCGGCACGTAGGTGTAGCTGCCGCTCTCGGCGTCGTAGAACGCCTGCGTCTCGTCGACCGCCGTCAGTTCGACGGTGCGCTCGTCCAGGGGCCGGATGGCGTCGATCTTGACCAGGCGGCCGGGCGTCGAGGCCGGGCCGTAGAGGTATTTGTAGTCGAACACCTGCCAGCCGTCTGGATCCGCCGCCGGGTTGAAGGCGAGCGGCGACGACAGGGTGAGCGTGTCCGACTCGCCGCTGCCGCCCGCCACCGCGTAGGTGGCCACGCTCTGGTCGGGCTTGACCAGCACGACGTAGGCGCCGCCGGTCTGCAGCGGCACGGCGCGGTCGAGCTTGAGCGTGGTGGTGCTCGAGCCCTCGACCAGGCGGCCGGAGTAGTCGTAGCTCGCCAGGTCGTGCGACAGCGCGACCACGTCGCCGCGCGAGACGGCCAGGCCTTCCCAGTCTGCGCGCCACTTGTAGCGGCGCACGCGGTAGACGTTCTGCGCGGCGTAGAGGTTGCCGGCGCGGCCGGCCATGTCGACATCCGTGCAGCCGAAGAGCTCGAGGCTGCGCGTGCGCGTCGGCACGGTGGTGCCGGGCACCAGGCAGCGCACGGTGTCGCGCTGCCAGTCGAGGTCGGGGTTGATGAACGACACCACCACCTCGTCGGCGAGCTGCTCGGTCTGGTAGCCGACCTCGAAGCTGCCGGCGATGATGCTGGCCATGCCGAACACGGCGGAGACCGGCTGCGCGGCCTGGTCGTAGATCACGCCCAGCGTGCCGTTGGCCCAGGTCATCGAGGCGCGGCCGCACACCGCGCAGGCGTTGAGCATCTCGGCGGCGGACATCGCGCGGTCGAAGACGGCGTTGAAGGTGAGCGACTTGGACGCGCACCACGCGCCCCACGCCTTGATGGCGGCGTCGTCGACGCGCCCCGACACCAGTCCGGCGCCCCACACCCGGCGCGACACGCCGTCGATGCTGACGAAGCGGCCGAGCGCGAGGGCACGGAACCACCACGCGGGATTCGAGGTCTCGCCGACCGTCCAGGCCGCGCCGTCCCACACCTCGCACCGCGCGCGCGCGACGGCGGACATCTGCTGCACCTGGCCGCTGAGTTGGCCGGTCGCCTTGATCTTGACGGCGACCCGCTGCTGGCCGTTGTAGTCCGCCGTGTCGGGCTGGTAGCTGCGCAGTTGACTCCAAGTGAATTCCATGGAGTACTGCGCGCTGCTCGAGGTCGGCGTCTCGGTCTTGCGGGTGACGCGGACCTCGTACTGGCCCTCGGCCACCTCGAGCCGGTAGGTGAGGCGCAGCGGCGCGCGGTCGCCGTCCGGCGCGCGCTCGTAGACGTCCGCGGCGACGCCGACGAACGGCAGCCAGGTCGCCGAGCCGACGGCGCGATATTCGATGTCGGTGTGGAAATCCAGCCCCTGGACCACGCCGGACGGCCCGACGCCGAACGCCGAGCCGACGATCTCCACCGCCAGCGCGGTGGCGCCGGCCGAGCTGGTGCGCTGCACCGGCACGTTATAGTCGAGCGTGCCGCCGGCGATGGTGTCGACGTTGCCGGGGAAGAGCGTCAGCGCGCCGTCGGTTCCGGAGGTCTCCATCGTCACGTCGGAGTAGTCGGCGAGCGGCGTGGTGCCGATCTTCCAGTCGGAGAGCGTGACGGTGTTGTAGCCGAAGTTGAAGACCTGGTAGAGATACTGGTCGTGGCCCTCGAACTCGGTGTAGGTGCGCGCGCCGAGGTCGGGGAATACGCGGTGCGTGCCGGCGACCATCGGCAACGGCTCGAAGGGCCGCGCGCGGTTGCCGCCGCCGGTGAGCGAGTAGGTTGGCGAGTCGGTGCCGCCGAAATTGGCCTGCGCCGCGCTGATCTGCGGCGCCGGCGGCGCGAAGATGGCGTTGACGGCGAGGCCCAGCGCGGCGTTGAACACCGAGCCGACGGTGAGCGAGCCGATGATGGTCTGCGAGGCGGTCGCGCCGAGCAACGCGCTCGCCGGGTTGAACACCATGATCGCCAGGCTGGCCAGCGTGGCGATCGGGCTCTTGCCGCCCCCGCCGCCGCCCTGGACGGTGCCGTGCACGTGCACGGTGGCGTGCGGACGCGGGAAGGTGCGCGCCCAGAGCTCCGGCGGCACGCGGTGGCCGTTGATGGCGATCACCACCGGCCGGCCGCCGATTGCCGCGGCGATGCCGACGCGCTCGAGGTAGTCGATCAGCGATTCGCGGCCCGTCGGGCGCTCGGCGACGTAGCGCGCGACGCCGCCGACATCGAAGGGATGCGGGGTCCAGATCGCCGCCGGGCAGCCGCCGAGGGGCGAGACGGCGGGCAGGCTGCGCGTCACCTCCACTGGTACACCCCTTCGAGCACCAGGCCCCAGCGCCCGAGCTCGCGCAGGCGGTGCAGCACCACCTGGCGCGCGCGGATGAAATTGTGCAGCACCCACCACTCGCCGGCGAGCTGCGTGCATACGCCGACATGGTTGAGCCGGCCGGCGCCGACCATCAGCGCGGCGGCGCCCTCCTCCGGCGCCTCGATGCGGTCGACCAGGTGCGGGGCGTGCTCCTGGAGCATCTGCTGCATCTGCGCGCTGCGGTTGTCGCCCGGGCGGGCGCCGGGCAGGCGCACGTCGCGCCCGAAGACCTCGCGCTGCACCCGCTCGACCAGGTGGGCGCAGTCGAACGCCATCGGCACGTACGGCAGGCCGATGTAGCCGGCGGTCCAGTGGGGCGTGCGTCCGCAGGCGGCGGGCCGGCGCGCCGCGGCGGCGTCGAGCAGCGCGCCGATCTCGCCGGACACGCGGGCGACATTGGCGCGCATCGAGGCAACGGGGTCGACGGCCGGCGGCAGCGCGGGCCAGATGTAGTCGTCCGGCCCGATCGCCACGCCAAGGCGCCTGTCGTCGAACGGCGCGGACATCAGAACAGCCCCGGCGCGATGTCGGGCCGGTAGGTGATCGGCAGCCCGGCGAGGTTGAGGGTGTCGTCGTAGCCGAGCTGGCCCTGGACGGTGAACGGCGTCTGCACCACCGCCAGCAGGTCGAGGGTGATGGAGAACTCGATGGTGTCGGGGTCGCTGCGCGTGACCTGCATCACCGTGACCTGCGCGCCCTGGCCGCCGTTGCTCGCATCCAGCCACTGGGTGAGCTCGCGGCCGACGTTGTCGATGGTGAGCGTGGCGCGCGGCAGCTCGTGGTCGATGTCCGACGGCAAGGCAATGCGGAACGGGTAGGCGGTGTAGGTGTCGCCGTTGCTCACCAGGTCGTCGGTGTCGCCGACCACGCGCAGCGGATCGGTGAGCTGGTCGTGGTTGATCTCCAGCAGGTACACCGGCTCCTCGCCGGTGGTGTTGCCGGTCGCCGCGCGCAGGGTCGAGGAGTAGCCGCGCATCAGGCGCTCCAGGTCTCGATGCGCGCGGGAATGCGCCAGCCGTCCGGCAGGTAGACCTCGGGCTTGGCGGTGCCCAGCTCGGCGATGCGCGCCGACTTGGAGGTGCCCGACACCGGATCGGTCCAGGTGAACCAGTCGGCGCCCATGTTGATGGTGGTCTCGAACCAGGTGAGGAAGGACAGGTAGTCCGCCTTCGAGCCGACGCGCAGCGTGCAGTCGCGCGACACCAGGACGCGCGACTTGGTCTTGAGCATCTTGGGCGGCCCGACTTCCATCTGCGTGCGCTGCACGCCGGATTCGCGGGCCTCGCCGAAGCCGGCGAGCAGCACCGAGACGTAGGAGGGAAACGTGCTCATGCTGCCGGGGCGCGCAAGGCGCCGGCGAAGGCCGCGCGCACGCCGCCGTCGGTGCGCAGGGCGTTGATCATGACGTCCTGCACCCAGCGGCCAGCGTCGAATCTCGGCGCCGCCGCTTGCACCTGCGCTCCGCCGTTGTTGATGATGTTGACAACGGGCGCGGCCGCCACGGCGTTTTCAGCGGCGGGCACGATGCGCTCGCCCTTGTGGATGCGCGCCACCATGTCGTAGGGAACGTAGTCGGTGCCGACGGCGAACGACGGCAGGTCGAGCAGGTCGAGGCCGGAGGCGATGCCGGCGTTCGGGTTGGCGCGCCCGCCGAACAGCGACGACAGCCAGCCGCCGCCGGCGCCGTTCAACGCCGCCGCCAGCGGCCCGGTGATGTTGTTGCGGATCTGGATGCGCACGATGTCGGCGAGGATCGAGTCGACCAGGCCCTTGAAGTCGAGCTTGCCCTTGACCACGAAGCTGGTGAGCGCGTCCTCCATGCCGCGGAACGCGTTGGTGAACGCGTTGCGCACGTTCTCGGCGTCGTTGCCGATCTTGTCCAGGTACTCCGACACCGACGACGCCAGCCCGACCTGCAGGTCGCGCGACTTGCCGCGCAGGTCGTCGTAGAGCGCGGCGATGCGCTCGCGCGCGTTGTCGGCGGTCTTGGCGATGTCGGCCAGGCGCTCGTCGCGGTTGTCGGCGTTGGCGGGCACCGCGGCCTCGGCGCGGCGCTGGTCGAGGTCGATGCGTCGGATCGCGGTGAGCTTTTGCCGCTCGGCGGCCAGCTTTCCGACCATCGCGACCTCGAACTCCAGGTCCTGGCCCTGCTGGCTCATCGCCTCGTTGAACTGGGCCAGCGCCTGGTCGGCGCGCTCGCCGGCGTCCGCCACCTGCTTGAAGGACTCCGCCAGGGCCTGCGCCCACTTGGCGTTGACGGCCTTTTCTTCAAGGGTATCGATGTCCTCGGTGACCTGGGCGAAGAACGCCGCGAAGCGCTCGCGGTCGGCACCGCCGAGCTTGGACAAGTCGATCGCGCCGAACACGTCGATCGCTTTCTGGCGCATCTTCTCGAACTCGCCGTCGGTGGCGCCGACGACCTGCTCGCGGATGCTCTGGACGTAGGTCTCGATCGCCTTCAGCTCGTCCTTCGCCTCGCCGCCGGCCTTGTCGACCCGCGACGAGTAGTCGAGGGTCTTCTTCGCGTCGGGCGCGGCCTGGACGGTCTGGCGCAGCGCCTCGAAACGCGCGCGGATCTGCGACGAGAACTGCGGCGCATCGAGGAATTTGGCGGTGGCCTCGCCCAGCGCGCGCTCGGCGTCTTCGCGCTCGCGGCGGATCCGGCCGACCAGGATGTCGCGCGCCGGCCCGCTCATGTTCTGGTAGCGGAACTTCGCCCAGATCTGCTCGAAGTCGCTGGCCATGATCTTGCCGACCTGCCCGACCACCGGGATCAGGTTCACCAGGTTGCGGAAGGCGTCGACCACCACCGCCACGCCGACGGCCGCGTTCTCCGCCCATTCGCGGATCGTGCCGTCCGCCGACAGCCGCTTGATCTCCTCGCGCACGCCGCCGGTGCCCTGCACCACGCCCAGCAGGCCCTTGACGAACTCGTCGACCGTGGGCAGCACGGCCGCCGAGAACTCCTTCCACGCGCCGCCCATCGAGGCGGTGAGGCGGTTCAAGTTCTTGCCCAGGTTTTCCGCCTGGGCGGCCTGCTCGGCGGTGAGCTTGGCCTGCAGTTCCTGCGTCTCGGCCAGGTCCTTGAGGTAGGGCAGCGCCTGCGCGCCGCTCTTGCCGAGCAGGTCGATGGCCAGCGCCGTCTTGCCGGCGCCGTCCTTGTACTCGGCAAGCTTGTCGGCGACGCGTTTCAGCGCGTCGGCGGTGTCGAGCTTTTTCAGTTCCTCGGCCTTCAGGCCCAGGGCGGCGAGCGCGTTGCCGGCGCCCTTCGATTCCTCGTCGGCGCCCGCCAGACCCTTGGCCAGGCGGATGAGCGCATTCTCGACGATGTCCAGGCTGATGCCGGAGACCCGCGCGACGCCGGCCAGCGCGGAGAGTTTTTCGACCGTCGCGCCGGTGCGCTCGGCCATGTCGTCCATCGCCGCCGCGCCGTCGACGAACTTGCGGAACTCGACCACCGCGCCCAGCGCCGCCAGCCCGGCGACGGCGCCGGTGATGACACCCTGCAGGCCGGCGGCGGAGGTGCGCACGCCCTCGAGCCCGGCCTTGGCCGATTCAAACGCCGCCCGCGTCTGGTCGCTGGCCTGGATGACGACGTTGAGCGGCGGCGGATTCTGTGCCATGTCAGCCCACCTTGATGAGACGCCGCGCCAGCGACCACAGGCCGCAACGGCTCAAAAGCACGAAGAGCAGCGGGCAGCGCACGCGCACCGGCATGTCCAGGCGGGCCATCAGTGGAACCTCGCCATCACCGCTTCGCGGAACGACTCGCCGTCGGTGCGCACCTCGGGCTCGGCTTCGCGCGCTTGCCGCCCCGAAAGCGGCATGAAGTCGGTGAGCGCGAAGGCCGACGTGCCCTGGCGGCGGTGGATGTTGGCCAGGACGGTGGCGATCTGCGCGCCGGCGATCTCGACCACCAGGTCACCCCAGGGCTGCCGCTGGTACTCGGCGAGGTGCAGTCCGAATTCGGCGGCGCTCATGGTCTGGCCCAGTTCCTCAAGGGTGCGGCCCAGGGTGCGCGCCAGCAGCAGGGCGAAGCGCAGCTCGGGCTGGTCGTCTAACTTTTTTTTTGCTCCCGCAGATCGATGCCGTTGAGCCGCAGCGCGACATCGAACAGCCGCGACCCGGCCGCCGCCTCGGCGGCGCAGAAGATGCGCCACTCGGCCACCGTGTAGACCGGTTCGCCGTCGCCGGCCTGCACGGTGCGCGCCAGCAGCGACGGCATGAACTCGATCGCCGGCACGTCCTTGGCGCCGTCGAGCAGCGCCAGGCGGTCGCCCAGCAGCAGGCCGGAGACGCGCACGACGCCGCCGATCTCGGGGACCTCGAGGTCCTCGAACGGCAGCGCCGGCGCGCGGATCGCGGAACGGTCGATCAGCACGATCAGGTCGAGTAGAAGTTCGGCCGGCCGAAGCTGGTGAACACCACCGGGGTCTCGACCGCGCCCTGCGCCTGGCCGGTCGGGAAGCCCGACGCGGCCACGTAGCCGTAGAACAGCGCCTTGTAGCCGTTGGCGAACGAGACCTTGAGGCCGCGCAGGGCCTTGATGTCGCTCGCGGCCTTGAGGGCGGCCAGGCCGGCATCGGCGGGATCCCACAGGCAGGTGAACGACAGCGTCACCGGACTGAAATTGCCGGGTTGCTGCTTGTTCACCGAATCATGGATGGTCGTCACGTCGATGAACGCCGGTTCGCCGCCGCTCACGTTGACGCTGCGCACGATGCCCAGGTTGGTGCCGAAGGTGATGACGGCGAAGGTGTCCGAACTGCCGGCGGTCGAGTAGTTGGTGGTGTTCTCGCCTTCGAGCTCGAAGGTGTTGCCGCCGGCGTTGGGGTTGTCGACGCGGATGATCTTGCCGTCGAGTTCCTTCATGCCGGTCGCCGAGAACACGCCGTAGTCGCCGTCGCTGGGGTCGGTGCCGCTGGCGTAGGAGAACACGCCGGGGCTGGCCTTGGTGATGCCGCTGGCGGTGAGCGCGGTGGCGATGGCCGATTGCAGCGAGATCTGCACGTTGCTCCAGACGCTGGCCGTCACGCCCAGCGGCAGCAGGCCCAGCGCCAGCCAGTCCAGGCCGGCCGGCAGTTGCGCGGTGCCGGCGAGCTGCGGCAGCACGGCCGCGACCAGGAAGATGATGCCGAGCACGGCCGCCGCCGCGCCCAGTCCGTGCTTGCTCGAATTGCGGATCATGATGGGACTCCTATGCGAAAGTGCCGGGCACTCCGGCGACGGTGAAAAGCTCGGCCCGCCAGTTGAGGGCCAACTGGCCGGCGGGGATTTCGAGGCCGACGTCGAGCTGCGGGTCGGTGTCGGTGAGCTCGAGGCTGCGCACGCCGATCGACAGCAGGGTCGCGGGCGCCGCGCTGCCGAGCTTGACCTCGACCTCGTTCTGCACCTGCAGCAGCACGGCCTCGACGTCGTCGTCGTCCTTGGCGAGCGCGACGATCGGCACCTCGACCGTGCGCTGCTGGTGCATCGGGTAGTGCACGGTCAGCGATTCGAGGCTTTCGCGCGGCATGCCGACGTAGAGCGCCGGCAGTTCGGTGGCCTTGAGGCGCACCACCGCGCCGCGGCTCTGGTGCACGCGCGCGCCGGTGGTGGTGAGGCCGGTGAGCGCGCCGGCGAGCGCGCTGCGCAGCTGCTGGACGACGTGATCGCTCATCGCGCGCCCCTACGCCGCCGCCAGCGCGATGACGGTGACGCCGGTGGCGAGGTGGTCCCAGTCGCCGACGGTGTAGGACGCGCCGTCGATGACAACCGCCAGGCCGCGCGTGAGGGTGGGCAGGTCGGCGGTCGCGCAGCGGAACTGCGGCGTGCTGCCGCCCACCTGGGCGCCGAAGGCGTCGCCTGGGTCGGCGCGGAACACGCCGTCGACGACGGTCGCGCCGACGGTCGCCAGGCGGTAGCCGGGCATGTCGGCGTCGAACAGCGCGGCGAGGTCGTCGGTGTCCCAGGCCATGTGCAGACGTCTACGCGGTGGTGGTGACGCGGCCGGCGGCCTGCGCGGCACGCGCCGCGCCGGCGGTTGCACCCGCGGCGGCGGCGGCGCGGCCGGCAGCCGGCGGCACGACGGTCTGCGGCGGCACGAGCTGCGCAGCCAGGCGCTTGGGGATCTTGCCGACCCAGCCGAGGCGCTCGCCGGCCTTGAACTGCACCTCGCCGACGAGTTCGAACACGCCGTCGCCGAGCGCCTTGAGGGCGTGGCGGCGCGGCGCGGCCTGCTGTTCGGACAGCCGCAGCACGCCGGCGGCCAGCACCAGCGGGGCGCCGCGCACGACGACAAGGGTGGATTTGGCGGACATGGTGGCTTGGCTCGGTTGGGTAGCTGGCGCGGGGCGGGATCGGGCGGGGTTGGGTGGGTCGGTGTGCGGTGGCTGGGCGGTCAAGGCACTGACGCAAGCCCGGCGCGCCGGGCTTGCATCAGGCCCTGGCGATCAGGTCATCGTCACCAGGCAGGCGCGCTGCCACAGGCCGTAGCCCACGCCGCGCCAGCCGTCGATGCCGAACTGCCAGGCGTCGTTGTCGAACTCGAACTCCGAGCCCTCGGCCTTGGCCTTGAGCTCGATGTCCTGCTCGGTCTGGCGGATCAGCGCCTTGGTCGCCGAGTCGGTGCGGAACACCGCGAACTTGTCGGTCCAGGTGGCAAGCCGCGCGTTCATCTGCACGTCGACGGTGAAGCCGGCGACCTGGTTGGGGTTGAGGTTCTGCTGCAGCGCGGCCGTCATGATGGTCGAGCACGCCGCCACGGCCACCATGTAGAGCGACGGCGGCACCTTGACGACGAAGCGCCGCGAGAACTCGTTCATGGGCTCGCCGCGGTCGTCCTTGAAGCCCAGGATCTGGGTGATCCCCTGCAGGATGGACTGCTGCATTTCCTCGACGCTGGGCGCGGTGACGGCGCCGTGCACGGCCGCCGGCAGCGCGCTGATGTCGACGCTGATGCTGTTCGACTGCGTGCCGCTGTCCCCTTCGCTGTGGTCGGTGTCGAAGAAGTACTGGCCGTCGTAGCAGGTGGTGGTGGTGCCGGCCAGGATGGCGGCCGAGGTGAGGCTGGCCCAGTGCGCCATGCCGCGCTCGGCGAACTCGGCGATGCGCGCCTGGATCTGCGGGGTCTTGTCGCGCCGCGCGTCCTTCTTGGCGATCTCGATCGTGGCCTCGTAGTGCTTGTTGACGACGGTCACGCCGTTGCCGCTGAAGCCCTTGGCCTGGCGCTCGCCGACCCACTCGCGCAGCGCGGGGACCTGGCCGAGCCAGTTGTAGGTTTCGCTCGACTGGTTGGAGGTGAAAAGGTTCGACACGCCGTCGAGCCAGCCGCCGCCGGTGTCCTGCTCGAGGCGGGCGAAATACATGCCCATGATCGCGCGGGACGAGAGAAGAGATGCATCCATGGTGAGGTGTCCTTGTCGTGGTCGTAGGTGGGTTTACGTGCCGCGCGGGGCGGACACCGCCGCCCGTCGCGCCGCTGACTGGCCGATCAGGCTTCCCGGGCCCAGGTGCCGCGCAGGGCCTGCACGCTGTAACCGTCGGCGTCGTTGCCGCCGATGATTACGAAGTCACCGCGCCGCGCCGTCGCCTTGGTGTTGATGAGATCCTTGTTGTCGGCGCCGGTGATGCCGGGGCCGAGGATCATGTCCGAGGCGTTCGGGCTGACGTTGACGGCGATGGTGCCGTAGCTGCCGCCGTTGACGATCATGCAGCCGTCCAGGCCGGTGGCGATGGCGGGCAGGGTGATGATCTTGGCGTCGGCGGTCACCCAGATCAGCGAGCCGCTGTAGGTGGCGTCGAGGGTGGTGTCGGCCGACAGCGCGGCGCGCACGGTGAAGTTGCCGTACGGATCGCGGTAGCAGGTGGCGTCGAAGTCGACGACGCAATTGTTGGTCGAGACGAAGCGCTTGACGAAGCCGACGAACACGCCGGAGACCGGCGACATGACGAAGGTATCGTCATCGGTCGCGTAGACCGGCTGGCCGATGTCGGTGATGGTGACGCCGGAGACGCTGAGGACGATCTCGCCGTCCTCGACCAGGCGCACGTTGATGGCGGCCGCCGCGCCGGCGGAATTGTCGGCCTGGAACTCGGCGAAGCCGGCGAAGCGGTCGCTCGAGGTCAGCGGCCGGCAGTGGCCGGTGGCGTACACCAGGCCGACGGCGGCGCCCTCGTAGATGATGTCGGAGGCGATCACCGGCAGGTCGTTGCGGCCGCCCGTGAGGCCGTAGGTGCGGCTCTTGTTGACGGCCAGCGTGGTTCCGAGCACGGACAGCGCGCCCAGGCCGGACCAGTCGATGGAACCGGCGAGCTGCGCGACGAAGCCGAGCACCGCGGCCCCATCGACGGCCTGCGCGGCCAGGGCGACCGGCGCGCCGATCGCGAACACCAGGGCGAGCACGGCAATCGCCAGCGCGCCGATCTTGCGGGAGAAGTTTTGCATTTTCAGGGACTCCGGTTGTGGTCGGTGGGTGGGCGGTTACGCGCGCGCCTTGGCGGCGCCGAGCACCTTGACGCGCCCGGCCTCGTTGGCCTTGAACCAGGCGGCGTAGGCGTCGTAGCTCGGGAACTCGTTGCGCAGTTCGGCGGACTTGTCCCAGTTGGCGCGGGCGCGCTCTTCGATGGGCGCGGCGGCGTCGGCGGCCTGGGATTCGGCGGCGGCTTCGGCGGCGGCGTCGCCGCTGGCGCTGGCACCGTGCTCGACCGGCGCCGGGCGCTCCTGGCGCAGCGCGACGCCGGCGGCGGCGAGGCTGGCGCGCTCGGCGGCGATGACGGCGGCGGCGGCTTGCGCGCCGGTGGTCTGGCCGTCGGCGGCGAGGCGCTCGATCAGGGCTTCGTGGCCGGGCAGCGCGGCGGCGCGCACGTCGGCGATGCGCTGGCGTTCGTTGGCGGCGCCTTCGGCGAGCAGGGCTTGCGCCAGCTCGGGGTGCTGGGCGCGGAGGGTGGCGAGGTCCATGTCGGTCCTTTGGTCAGGAGCGCCGGCGACACCGGCCGGCGCGAGCGGTTGCGAGGGGATCGGCGCCTGCGGGCTGCCGGGTGCGGCGGCCACATCCGGCGCACCACCGGCGCCGGCCGCGGCTGCGGCGTTGGGGGTCTGCGGGGCCGCCCGCCCGCCCGGCGCAGTTGCCGGGCGGGCGTCACCGGGGGCCACGGAGGTATTCGTGATGACGGAACGGGCGCCGGCGCTGCGCCGCACCTGGTAGCGGCCGGCGGCGAGATCGGCGACCAGGGCGTCGAGCGTGGTCATGCCGTCGGCCAGGCCGGCGTCGATCGCCTGCTGGCCGATGAACAGGCGGCCGTCGGCCATGTCGGCCAGCACGGTGTCGAGCGCGACGCCGCGCGCCTGCGCGACGTGCTCGACAAATGCGGCGTAGAGGGCGTCGACCATGTTCTGCAGGTAGGCCTTGCCGTCCTTGCTGAGCGGGCCGGTGTCGCTGGCGATGCGCTTGTATTTCCCCGCATAGATGTCGGTGCGCTTGATGCCGGCCTTGGCGTCGCTGGCGGAGGTGTCGATGTGCTGCATGGCGACGCCGATCGAGCCGACGGTGTCGGTGCTGGCGCCGATGAACACGGCGTCGGCCGACGCGCCGATCCAGTAGGCGGCGCTGGCCATCAGGCCGTCGACCCATGCGACGACCGGCTTGTCGCCGGCGCGCGCCTCCATGACGATGCGCGCGAGCTCCTCGGTGCCGTCGACCGTGCCGCCCGGCGAGTCGAGCGCGAGAACGACGGCGGAAACGGCGGAATCCGCCAGCGCCTGGCGCAGTTCCTGGCCGAGGATCTGCATCGAGGTGCCGCCGCTGATCTGCATGAACAGGTTGGCGCGCTTGGCCAGCGGCCCGGCGGCCTCGACCACCGCGACGCCGTCGACGATCTGGTAGCCCTTGCGCTCGTTGTTGAGCGGCCGGCCCAGGCGCGCCTCGACGGCGGCCAAATCGATCTTGTCGCCACGCAGGTGGGTGGCGTAGATCTGGGTGATCTCCTCGAGCTTCGAGGGGATGATGGCCCAGGGCGAGGTGAGAACGTCGAGCAGCTTCACGGCTGCGACTGTAGGGGCGGGGGTGTGTCCACTTTTAGGGGAAAGTGGACAGTTTCTTGGTGCCGTACAGGCCCAGGAGTCCGGCCCGCTGCACCGCCAGGCGCGCCGCGCGGCGGGCTTCGGTGCGGATCTGGTTGTCGAACAGCACGTCGGCGCTGCCGGCCAGCGCGGGCAGCTCGACCAGCCCTTCGCGCGCGGTGTCTTCCACAGGTGCCGGCTCGAACGCAACCTCTCCGGCACCACCGGCCGCCAGACCGCCGGCGCCGGTGACATCGATCTCCAGGCGCATGCGCTGCCGCTGGAACACCGCACCGCGCGGCGCCGAGCCGGCGACCGTGGTGACGCGTTGCACGGCCAAGCCGACTTCCTGGCCGGCCAGGGTCAAGGCCCCCGGCTCGGCGGTGAGCGTGAGCGCGCGCGGCGGGCCGACGAGGGTGGCGTCCTGGCCGCTGAGCGCGAAAGCTGCATCTCCCGCGGGCATCACGTGCCCGACCGTGAGTGCGGCATTCTGGCCGGATGCGCTGGCGCTGCCCGCATCGGCCACGAGACGATGCGCGACGATCAACCCCGCCGCCTGTGCGGTCTCGGCGAAGATGCCCGTACCGGCGGGCAATGCGTGGCCGACTTTGAGCGCAGCCGCCTGGCCGGCCTCGGAGAAGCTGCCACTGCCGGCAGGCAATGCGTGGCCAACTTTGAGCGCAGCCGCTTGGCCCGTTTCGGTGAAGCTGCCGACGGCGGCGGTGAGCGTGTAGCCGCTCGCGGGTTGCGCCAGATAGAGGCGCCGCTTGGGCACCACGACGCCGGCAAACGGCTCCGTGTAGAGCCGCATCACCTCGCTGGGGGTCAGCGGGCGGCGGTAGAGGCGTTGATTGTCGATGCCGCCGCCGCTGGCCAGCCCGGTGTCCCAGGGATTGCCCCCGCTGTTGGCGTAATTGCCGATTTCATATGGCACAGCCGCGGCACTGACGGTGGTGCCGGCGATTGCAGCGTCGGTGTCGAGCGCTCCGTTGTAATAGACCTGGATGCGACCCGTGACCACATTGAGCACACCTACGACGTGCGTCCAATCGATCGCGGCCGCAAATTTGTTGCTCGTTGTCGCCGTGAAATTTGCGTTGGCATAGACCCGCAAATTGTTGGAAAACACAAACAGCATGTAGCCGGTCGAACCGGTCCACTTGCCGCCGATCGCGCTGTTGGAAACGGCGCCGGTGGTCTTGACCCACGCACTGATGCTGTAACTGCCGTTGATGTCAAGCCAGGCGGTCCGCGGCACCTTGATCGACGTTATCGACGCCGCGGCACCGCCACCGATGGAATTGATCGCCGGCCCGAACGGCCCCGCCATCCAGGTCAACGCGGAACCGACCGCTCCGGCGTTGCGCGTCACCAGATCGGCGACCGTCAGACCGCCGCTTTCGTTCATCAAGAACGCGGCGACCAGGCCGGCGTTGATCGGATCACCCGGGTCGAGGATCGACCCGACATCGGGCTTGCGCCGCCCCCAGGCGACGCTGTCTGGCGTGACGATGCGTCCCATCGTCGCCGCTTACGCCACCGAGGCGTAAACCTCCTGGTACTTGATGTTGGTGACCGACAGGGTCATGCCAGAGTGATTGATCATCGCCACGCCCCACTTCGGCGGCAGCGTGCCGCCGAAGCAGCGCGCCACCGAGAACGGGCCGCCATTGAGCGCCTTGTTTTGCACCGGGTACGGCACGACACCCAGCATGGGCATCGGGATCGCGTTGGCGGTCACGTCGGCGAAGGTGAGCGTGCCTTCGGAGCCGCTCGGGGTACCGTCGCCCGCGCTGGTGTAGGCGCTGCCGCCGGTGTCGATCAACGCGAAGGCGAACAGGAAAACGGCCTTGCTGTTGGCCGGCGCGGTGTTGACCGCGGCCAGCTCGATCGTGACCAGGGCGTCGAGGTACAAATTGGCGCTGTTGTCGATCGCGTTGCTCATCCAGCCGGCGGTGGCCGAGGTCGCGAGGTTGGCGTTGGTCTTGGTGAACGCGGTGGCGGTGCCGAGCACCTGCTTGACCGACGCGTTGCCCTCGTATTCGATGCCGGCAAACGGGGCTGGCAACAGCCATCCGGTCAACTGCTCGATGAGCCCGCCTTCACGTTCGCCGCCGCGCGCCGGGTGGTCGGCGTCGGCTTTTGGGATCAGACGCACGACCTCGACATCGTGGCCGCGGTGGCGGTGGTGGAACTCCAGCGCCTCGTCGGTGCCGGCCGGCGAGGCGTGGTGCAGCCGGCAGGTGTGGCAGAAACAGATGTGCCTGTGCATCACGCCCTCGCGGTCTTGATGTCGCCGTGGTCCAGCGGCCGATGGAAGCCGAGCGATTGCCATAACGGCGTAGCGGAGGTGGCGCGCGCCAGCACATCCGCCTTGTGTTGCGCCGTCATCAGGCCGGAGGCGATCAGCGCGTCCATCATGGCGATGTTGAACGAGTCGGCGCAGTCGAACGGCGCGCCCAGGCCGCTGGTGAGGTAGATCATGCAGGCGCGGCAGGCGTTGCGGATCGGATGCGAAAGGCCCAGCTCGGCATTGTTGGCAGTGGCCTCGATCGGAACAAGCAGGGACTGCACGCCCATGTAGGTGAGGAGCCATGCCTGCGTGACCGAGCCGACGACCTCGACGCTCTGCGCGTTGATGGCGTCGGCAGCGTCGCCGTCGTCCAGTCCGGCGTAGATCAACTTCTGCAGTTCGGTCTGCAAAGGGGTCATGGCATCACGCGAGGGTGAGTACGCCGGCACTGCCGTCGAAGTCGACCGTGAACGTCTCGCCGCTGGCGAGCGTGACGCTCGATCCGTAGTCCCACCAGCCGATCAGCTCGTCGCTGGCGGCGGTGTCGTTGTAGAGCACGGCGTAGCGAAACGGCCCGATGCTGCCGCCGCTGGCGGTGAACACGACGTCGGCCAATACCAGTTTGTACGTGCCGCTCGACTGCGCGCTGGACGACTGCGTGGCCTGCGTGCCGCCGGCGGTGTAGCCGTTGCCGGCGGAAATTTCGGTCAGGTCGGCCTTGACGGTATTGGTGGCGACCGGCGCGGAATTGGTGAGCAGCACCTTGAGGGTGTCGCTGCCCAGGTTGTGCGCCTTTTCGGCGACCGCCTCGACGAAGCTGTTGAACTTGTTGAAGGTTGCCATGCGGACTCCTACGCTTTCGCGGTCTGGAATTGGATGCGCGCGGTGATGCGGATGCGGTCGCCGTTGTTCACCACCCGGATCGGCCCGGCGGCGAAGCGCTCGGCATGGGCGATGCGCCCGCTGCCGGCGCGCGTGAGGTAGTAGCCGTAGACGTCCCCAAGCGGGCCGGTGAAGGTGAAGGCCTGCTGGCGCGCGCGCGCATAGGGGGCGGTGCGCGGCTGGCCGGCGGCCGGCGCGGGCGGGTCGACAACCTCCCAGTCGGCGCCCTTCAGGCGCACCGCGGCGTAGCCGAAGCCCTGCGGCTCGACGAAACGGCCGGCGGCGTCGCCCGGCGCGGGGGCGACGTCGTTGACGAACAGGCGCAGCACCAGGTCCTGCGGCTGGCTCTGGTTGACGTAGAAGCGCAGCGCGTCGACCGCGCCGTGATCGGGGACGACGAGCGCCATCTAGGCTCCCTCCGCCGCGCCGGCGGCCGCGCCGCTCGCCGCGCCGGCCTGCGGCTCCGCCTGCGCGAGCGCTTCGCGGACCAGGGTCGCGGCCTGGTCGGCGCCGATCGGCAGTTCGGTGACGGCCAGGATCTCGCCGTCGGGCCCGTTGCGGACGATCTTGTGCGTGGCCACCGGCGGCGCGGCGTGCATGTGGATGTGGTTGTCGGCCTGCACCAGCTCGACCTTGCTCTCCAGCCGCACGGGCTCGCGCACGGCCTCGACCAGCGCGGCGCCGAGGTCGACCTGCAGGTCGGTGAGGCGCTCGGCGAGCGCGGCGAATCGTTCGTCGCGTTCGCCGTTGGCGGCGTGCAGGGCGCGCAGGGTGTCGACCATCGCGCCCAGCACCTGCGGCACGGCCTGGACGACCGGGGCGATGGTGGCGAGCGCGGATCCGGCGACGCCGCTGGCGCCGGCGTTGCCGTCCGCGGGGTCGGCGTTGTCGCCGTTGTGGTCCTCGGGGTCGGCGCCGGCCTGGCGGCCGCCGCCCTGCCCGCCCGCCGCCGTGCCCGGCGCAAGATCGCCGAGGCCGGCTTCGCGGCGCAGGCGCTCTTCCTCGACGAGCTGGCGGTGCTTGGGCAGCCAGTCGACGCCGTCGTAGGCGACCGACTCGGCGGCGCGCGTGCTGATGCCGAGCGCGACGCGCTCCTTGGCGGCCTGCACTTCCTTGGCGGGGTCGATCGAGCCCGGCGCGTCGCCGATCCACTGCGCGCAGACGTATGCACGGCGCACCCGAATGTCGCTGAAGAAGCCCGGCGCGGCCAGGCGACGGGTGGCGACGCCCTCCTCGATGACGGCCTCGTAGACCCACTGGCAGAAGTTGTCGGCCAGCCAGGTGCGGCGGATGCGGAATACGCGCCAGGCGTCGAGCATGGCGGCGCGCGCAGCCGAGTAGCTCGAGGTGAAGTGCTTGATGAGGATCTCGAACGGCAGGTCGACGCCGACGCCGATCTGCCGCACGATGGCCTGGAAGAACGGGTCGAATTCGGGGTTGGGCCGGCCGGGGCTGGCGGCGTCGATCTCTTCGCCGGGCAGCAGGTTGACGGCCTTGCCGGGGCCGGCGCTGCTGCCGCCGTCGACGGTGCCGTCCCACTTGGTGGTGGATTCAATGTAGGCGTTGCGCGCGTCGTCGGCGAACAGGGTTTCGAACGCCTCGGGGTCCATCTTGACGAACACGGCGAACATGCCGGAGATGACGGCGGCCTGCAGCTCGGCCTCGGTGAGACGGGAGAGCTGCTTGAGGGGCTCGATGACTGGGGCCAGGAGCGGCGCGCCGCGGGTCTGGCCGATGCGGTCGACGTGCTTGAGAAGCTTGACGTTGACGCGCCCGGTGCGGGTGGGCGTGACGGCGACGCGCTTCCAGGTGAGCGGCTTGAAGCGCAGGATCTGCTCGGGGTGGCGGCTGGCGACGTCGAAGGCGATGGCGGCGCCGTCGGCATCCAGGTGCACGCCGGCGACGCGCTCGGCGCTGTCGATGGCGCGGTCGGCGTTGCAAACGCGGTCGGCCTCGACGAGCTGCACGGCCAGGGTGTAGGGGTGGCCGGCGGCGGGCTTGTCGGTGAGGATGGCGAGCACGTCGCCGTTGACAAGCGCGGAGTGGAAGGCGAGCGCCTGCAGGCCGTAGAAGTTGAGCTCGCGCCGCACGTCGGCGTTGGTGGAGTCGCAGAACAGGCGCCACTCGCGCGCGGCGGCGTCGCCCCAGGCTTGCGCGGCCTCGCGGGTGATGCCCAGGGCGGCGAAGTCGGGCTGGGGCTGGCAGGTGAGACCGGTGCCGACGACGTTGTTGCGGTAGGCAGAGAGCGCGCCCTTGCCGAGGGGGTTGTTGCGCTCGAGGTCGCGGCTGCGCTCGCGCAGTTCGGGCAGGTCGGGGATGAGGTCGCCGTCGGCGTCCTGCGCGCCGGGGCTGAAGTTGCGCAGCGCGGCGCGGCCGCGGCTGGCTCCGCTGTAGCCGCCGGACAGGCCGACGGCGGCGAGCGCCTGGCGCTGCATGAGGCGCCGCGCGCCCCACTTGGGGCTGATGGCGCCGGCGAGGCGGTCGAGCAGGTTGGGGGCGGCGGCGACAGGCCGGCGCGGGGCGGTGGTGCGGGCCATCAGGGACGGACTCCGGCGGGTGCGGTGGTCATCACCACCCCGGCGCGACGGTGCGCACACGGCCGCGCCCGCTCTCGCGGGCCTGCAGCTCGGCGACCCGGCCTTCCCAGTACTTGCGGCCGGCGATGACTTTCTCGAGGTCGGCGCGCTGCAGGCGCTGGCCGTCGATCTCGACGACCTGCCCGAGCAGGATCTTTTCCTCGGCGGCGAGGTAAGCGGTGAGCTTGGCTTCGGCCTGGGCGGCGGTGAGGGCGGCCATGGGTCAGGCGACTTTTCCCCACTGCGGGGTGTGCAGCCGCACGCGGAACGCACCGGTGGACACGCCGTAAAACACGCACTGCATCGCGGTCGATGACGTCATGTTGGCCGAGGCTTTGGCCGACTTGACGGCGATGCGCGGCCCCAGCAGACGGCCCGACTCGGCGGCGGCCAGTGCGGGATAGTCGGTCGACGCCAATTGCGCGACGTTGCCGATGCCGACGTATTCATTCGTCGCGTCGTCGTAGTAGATGCGCGGACGCGAGTAGAAATGGCTGACGATTGGCGCTCCGCCGCTGCCGTTGTCCACGGTGTAGTCGACGCAGCCTTGCACGACATCGGCGGCGGCGAGGGCGAAGAACGGCGAGACGCCCACCCAGTCCGGCAGAATTTCCAGACGCACGCCGAAATAGCTGGAGGCCAGCGCGGAAACGGTGACGTTGTACTCCTGGTACAGATTGCCCGCCGCGTCGGTGCCATTGGCGTAGGTCACCGAGCCAGAACCGGAATCCCAGATGGCCGCGCTGAAATTGGTGGCGCGGCCGGACGATGGGTTCAACATCGAAAAATTGCAGCCGTTCGGATAGGCCAGCTTCAGACCGGCGCCAATCCGCCGCGGGAAGATGTCGACGATTGCCCGGTCGATCAGGACGGCGCACGCACGCGCACCAAGGCGCGAGATGTGGGTGCCGTCGTAGTACGTCTTGTCGGTCTTCGCGTAGCCGTCGGCGGCGTCGGTCACCGATGAGGTATCGACGTAACGAGCCAGGTCGGCGGGGAATTGCGCAAGGTAGGTGCGCATGCCGCTGCGCACCGCCGCCAGGGTGGCGAGCTTGGTGGAGGCGCTGGCTCCGAATCCGCCGGCCGACGAATAGCCGTTGATGTACGTCGCCGATGCCGACGCGCAGGTGTTGACGGATTCGAAGATGAACGGGATGCCGGCGCCAATCACCTTGTCGGCCAGCGCCTGCAGGTAGCCGAGGATGGTGGCGCTGGACGTTCCGGCGATGATGTCGTTGATCGAGTACTGCACCAGCACGAGGTCCGGGTTGGCCGCCAGCAGCGCGGCCGGCCCTTGCGACGAACTCAGGCGACTGGCACTGTTCCAGTTGGCCGCGGTGTCGCCGCTGATCCCGCCGTTGAAGACGATCTGCATGTCACCGCGCAGCATGCAGAGCTGCGTGGCAACCTTTTCGCCGCTGATCACGGTCGCGCTTGCACTGCTGGCGGTGTGGGTGCCGGCGACGTTGGCGCGCGAATCGCCATATACGGCCAGGCGATACGGGGTGAGCGCGCCGATGCGCTGCGTGGGATAGCCGAGGATGCCGACGACGTTGGCGGATGGATCGCGGCGCAGCTTGACCTGCTGCGCTACCGGAAAGCTCAGGTCGCCCATCAGGAGATGCCTTTCACGTCGGCATACATGCCGGTCGGCGAGCCGGTGACGACGGCCTTGAGCAGTCCCGCGCCACAGTAGAAGGCGCCAAATCCGTTCGCGGTCAAAGTGACATCGGCACCGAGCGAAATGTAGGTGCCGTTGGGGCCCTTCTTGCTCAGCGCGACGCTGGCGCCGTTCCAGGCGCTGGCCTCGACCGCGAATTCTCCGGCGCCGCCTGGCCAATCGACGGGATCGCCGGACGCGGTTGCATTGGTCAGGAGGGTCAGAGTGACGGAGGTGGACACGATGGCTCCGTTATGCGCCCCGTGTGCCAGGCGATCAACTCCGGCCTCCGGGGCCCTTTCGGGGGTGTTTGCTGCGGACAGGGGATCGGCCGCCGCACGGCATGGAATCTAGCCGCGCCGGCGTGTCCACTTTTAGGGGAAAGTGGACAGTTTCGACGGGCAGGCGCCGCGCTCGCGCGCTTCACTGCCGCTTGAGCAGCTTGTAGAGGGTCGAGCGCGGCATGCCGGTGCGCCGCGCGACGGCGCCGGGCGTGCGCCCGCTGGCGAGTTCGGCTTCGGCCTGGCGACGGCGGAGGTCACGGTCGGGATCGGCGGCGATGTAGGTCTCGGTGCCGGCCCAGTCGTGCCGCACCTGGCGCTCGATCTCGCGCGCCATGCCTTCCTCGATGCCGCCGGCGCCGCCGGAGGCTTCGAGCAGGCGCGCGAGGAAGTCGCGCAGGATGTCGGCGCTGCGCACGGTCAACGCCGCCCCCAGTTGGCCAGGTTGATGCCGCCGGCGGGCCGCAGGCCGCCGGTGATGGCGAGCCCGTTGCGGCCGGTGGCGGTGTCGCGCGCGGACGCCTCGGCGCGCAGCTTGAGATTGACGCCGGCGAGGCGCAGCGCGGCGAGCGCGTACTTGAGGCAATCGAGTGCCTCGTTCCGCGGCCGGGTCTGGATCCACACCATGACGGGCCGGGTGCCGCGCACGCGGGGCACGAGTTTTTCGGCGGTGAGCTGGGCGAAGTATTCGTCGTCGAACGACGGATCGCGCGGGAAGTGGACGTAGCCGGGGCCGCGCTCGCGCAGTTCGAGGCGGGAGTAGATGAGGGCCTTGGCCTGGTCGTCGCCGACCAGGTGGACGAGCACGCCCTTCTTGCGCTGCCGACGCAGGCGCTGGCGGCGAATTTTCTCGTCCTCGACGATCGGCCGGCCGGGGCCTTCCATGCCCTTCACCGCGAACGCCCAGGCGCGGGCGCGCACGAAGTCGTAGACCATGCTGGTGTTGTACCCGCTGTCGACGGCGGCGGCGTCGGGGCGCCACTCGGTGAGGAGGTCGCCCAGCTCGGCCCACACCTCGGGCCGGGCGGTGTCGCCGGGCAGGATGGTGTGCTCGACGACCCAGGCTTCCTCGCCCAGGCCCCAGTCGACGAGGGTGGCTTCGAGGCGGTCCTTCTGCACGTCGACGCCGGCGGTGCGGGCCAGGCGCGGGATGTCGGCGTAGTCCTCGAGGCGCGCGATGAGGGCGCCGGGGTTGGCCTGCTGGCCGACTTCGGTCCACGGCTCGCCCAGGCGGGTGTTCAGGAACGTCCGGAGCTTGGTGGGGTTGCGCTGGCTGGCCTTCCAGTCGCGCGCGAGGTCGAGCCAGGTGCCGCCCAGGCCGATGGGGGCGTAGAGCTCGCTGATGTGGTAGCCGCGGCGCGGGTGGCCGGGGTTTTCGGGGATCCACTCGCCGCCGGCGAGCATGGCGGGCTTGCGGTGTTCGCGGATCCCGTGCCGGCAGTGGGCGCAGACGTACCAGGCGTCGCTGAGGTCCTCGTTCCACTTGACGCCGTGCGGCACGTCGGGGCCGCCCCAGTCGAGCGGCTGGGGCACGTCGCAGTGCGGGCACGGGACGTGGTAGCGGCGGCGGTCGCTGTCTTCGTACGCGGGGATAATGAGGCTGGTCTCCAGCACCGTGGGGGTGCTGATGAGGAGCAGACGGCTGCGGGCGAAGGCCTTGAGGCGGTTGCGGGCAAGCGCGACGGGGTCGCCTTCGTCGCCGACCTCCGGCGGGAAGCGGTCGAGGTCGTCCATCACCAGGAGGGCAACGCTGCGCTGGGCGTAGGAGGATGGGCTGTTGCCGCCGGCCAGGAAGAGCGTGGCGCCGGGGAAGTCGATGACATCCTGGCGGTTGGCGGCGTCGCGGCTCTTGAGGGTGCCGAGCAGTTCGGTGATGACGGGGGTGTCGGTGAGGAGGGGGTTGAACTTCTGGATCTTCCAGGCGTCGCGCGCCTCCAGCGTCGGCATGAGGACCATCGCCGGCGCTGGGGCGTGGTCCATGGTGTAGCCGAGGATGTTGACGGTGGCCTCGGTGACGCCGACCTGCGCGGACTTCATGACGACGACTTCGCGCACGCGACTGGTGGCGGAGAAGCAGTCCATGATCTCGCGCAGGAACGGCGTGCGCGCGGTGCGCCAGCGGCCGCGCTCGCCGGACTGCTTGGCGGTGAGCTCGCGGTGCGCGTCCGCCCACTGGCTGACGCTGAGGGCGTGCCGCGGGAGTGCGGCACGCGCGGCAACGCGCAGGAGGTGGGGGGCGGCGTGGGGGAGCATCAGGCGGCCGCGAGCGGATGTTCCCTTCTCACGCTGAAACCGGCCGCATGTCGATGCCCACCTCCGCCGTATTGTTTCGCCACTTCGCTCACGTCAACACCTCCATCCTCCGAACGCAAGGAAAAAACGCGACCGTCCGCGGTGTCCCAATAGCAAGCGGAAAACGGCTCCCCTTGCGCCATCAGATGACCGGCATCGGAGGCAAAAATGTATGGCAGTGAAGCGACCCACACATAGTTTCCGCCGATGACCATCCGGCGACGGCAAACCTTGATCAGCTCAGCAATGTCCTTGTGGTGTTTGCGCTCGATGGCGGCCCCGGCGACGGTGAGGTTAGCCAGTTCGCGCGCATCGGCTCCCATCAGCCGGTCCCAGTTTTCAAAGGTGTATTCGTAGCTGAACACCGCGGCCTGGATCTCGCGCGTGTTGGGCAACTTGAAGCGCCAAAGATCGCGGTCTTCAATGTGGCCCAGAAGTGGTGGTCTCGATTCGTTTGGGAACAGGTAATCCCACGCCAGCGTTGCTCCACTGCGTTCCACGTCGCAAAACCAGACGGCTCGTCTATCTAGCCCGTACACCATCTCATCGGTCTGAACTTGCTCAAAAAGTTGCCGCAGGTCGTCGATCGCCGTCTTGTGATGGTCAATCAATGTGACGCAGCGAGCAGTTTCGAACATGCGTTGCACCACTGGCGCCTTGTAGCTGAAATCCACCATAAACACATCTCGCCCAGTAACATCTGGCGGATCTTGTTGATAAACACCGGGAAAGTAGTCGGCGCCGTATCCGTACCTACGCCAAAAACACCACGCCGCGCTGAATCCGTCGGCGCAATTGCTGTGATAGATGATCAGCGGTCTTTTGCTCTCGTTCATGTCAATCCTTTCGCCGCTCGCGCGGCCCTCCGCCGTCGTTCAAGAATGGCGTCGATCCGGCGGGTCTTCTCGACGTCTTCAGGGATGGGATGCCGGGCCAGGAAGCGGTCGACGATCGCCTGCAGGTCGGCAAGGTCGCGCGGCTGGTGGAAGTGGATGACTTCGCCGGTCTCGAAGTTTTCGTAGACGCTCTTCACCGCTCGGCCTCCAGGATCTTGGCCTGGCGCTCGCAGGCCTCGGCGAAACGGGTGCGCAGGTCGCGGCCGTACTGGGCGATGACGGCGTGGCACTCGTCGAGGTCGGCGACCGGGGCGACGAGCGGGGCGAGCTGCGGGGCCATGACGTCGAGCAGAGCGCCCAGGCTGGCGCCGACGCTGCGCATGGCAAGCTCGACCTGCTCGCGGTCGATGACGGCGCCGCGCGCGCGTTTTAATTCGAGCTCCTCCATCTCTGCCAGTGCCGCCGAGCGCCGCGCCTCCGAGACTGCGCGAACACGGCGCGCCTTTTCCATTGAGTCATTGGGGTCCGGTGGTACGTACTCGCGCGCGGCCTGCTGGCGATGCTCTTCGTGGCGACGCTGGACGTCGTCGCGGGCGCCACGCGTTTGTTCCATGAGGGCCTTGGACTCCTCGACCAACACGCGCCCATCATCGGCCAGTTTCAGGCGGCCGTTTTGCGCCAGGCGCGTGACCCAGGCGCGATCGCGGCCGATCATGCGGGCGAATTCAGCGCGGGATACGGTCTGGCTCATCTGCTCATTCACCCGGGAACGGCTGGCCGGTCACTGCGTGGATGGCGCGCTGGCCGGTGTATTGCTGCCAGCGCCGGACGATGACGTCGACGTAGTTGGGCGAGAGTTCGATGAGCCGTGCGCGCATGTGCAGGCGCTCGGCCGCCATCAGCGTGGAGCCCGATCCACCGAATGGGTCGAGCACGATGTCCTTTGACCGCGCGCTGTTGCGCAGCATGCGCTCGATGAGCGCAACCGGCTTCATGGTGGGATGCACATCGTTGCGCACCGGCCGATCCTCGTTGATGACCGACGGCAGCAGCTGCTGCACTTCGGCCTTTCCGTCGACAATGAACACCTGCGTGCCGAGGTTGATCTCCCACCGGCCGTCCGCGCGCTGGGTGAAAGGAGACTCGGCGCCAATGTCGATCACGGTGGTCTTTTTTCGGCCACCAAACCAACGGTGCGCCTTGCCCTCCTTCCAGCCGTACAGAATCGGTTCGTGAATCCATTGGTAGTCCGAGCGGCCCAGCACCAAGGAATTTTTGCGCCAGATGACCACGCCCGAAAGTTTGAATCCAGCCGCGACCATCTCGCGCGTAAACGACACGCGCTCGGTCTCGGAATGCGCTACGTAAAGCCCCCCCCCTGGCTTCATATGCGCCCACGCCGCGCGGTAAAACGCGCCCAGGAACTGGCCGAATGACGCCGCGTCCATGTGGTCGTTGAGTATGCGACTGGTGTTTCGGTGTCCTTTGTCGTAGTCCTGAAGGGCCTCGGATTTTTCGCCATAGTTGACGTTGTAGGGCGGATCGGTCCAGCAAACGTCGGCCATTTCGCCATGCATGAGCTGCCCGAGCACCGTGACGGAGGTGGAGTCGCCGCAGATGACGCGGTGCAGGCCGAGATTCCAAACGTCGCCCAGCACCGATACGGCTTTGTCGTCCAGGGACGGCGCCCGGTCTGGATCCATGGACGGCGACGCGCTGGCCGGCGATACCCAGGCTTCCAGCTCTTCATCCTTGAAACCGATGATGTCGAGTGCGAAACCAGCGCCTGCGAGGTCTTGTAGTTCCTGCGCCAGCAGGCTTTCGTCCCAGCCGGCGTTCAGCGCCAGCTGGTTATCCGCCAGCACGTAGGCCCGCCGTTGCGCCTCTGTGAGCCAATCGACGCACAAGACGGGTACTTTCCCCAGCCCCAGGCTTTTCGCGGCCATGACGCGGCCGTGACCGGCCACGATGGACCCGGAGCCGTCGACCAGCACTGGGTTCGTAAATCCAAATTCCTGGATGCTGCGGGCGATCTGCGCCACCTGGTCCGACGAATGCGTCCGGGCGTTGCGCGCATACGGTACCAGGTCGGCCACTGCCCGCATTTCAATTCGGTCTGCGACTTTCATCGCTGCTCTCTCTTTTTTCATGACAAATGAGCGTGAACCCAGCCGCGCGCGCGCGACCGCACGGGCGCACGGCTGACCGCACGCCTGACCGCACGGGCTAAGTGCCTGATGCGTATGCGTTTCGCACGACCGCACGCGTCAGGTGCGCCTATACGCGCGCGATAACCCGCGCACGTGAAAAGTGCGAGCGCGAGTGCAGACGTGTGCGCTCGCGTGCGTACGCGGGAGGCGGTTTGCCCGTGCGGTCGTGCGAAATCCAATGTTTTCAACGGGTTGACCCGTGCGGTCGCCCGTGCGGTCAGCCGTGCGCCCGTGCGGTCGGCGGTCATTGGGACCTCGGCATGGCGTTGCGAAAGGCGAAAAAGCAGTCGGTAAGCCACTGGGCTTGGGTCTGGCCGTCGGGTTGCCGGTGGTCGGTGGCGCCGGGACGCTTGAGGGCCTCGCCGAGGGCGGCGGCGCTGGGGACGACCATGCGCTGGCGCTTTGTGGCGCCGGCGTAGTGGAGGCTGCCGTAGATGTCCTTGTGGGTCTTGCTCCAGCCGGGGAGCTTGGCGATGTGGCCGAGGAAGGCGGACTGTTCGCGCGGCCGGGTGACGCCCTCGAGGACGCACCAGCGCCGGTAGGTGGCGTAGAGATCGGAGGATGCGCAGGGGCAGAACGGCATGGCGAGCGCTTCGTGCTCTTCGACGCGGCCCGGGATGTCGCCGGCGGCCCAGTCTTCCAGGAATCGCTCGGTGCTCTCCAGGCCGAGGGCGATGAGGTCGCGCTTGGCCTGGGTCATGGGGGCTTCGGCGTAGGCGTCGAAGTCGCCGAGTTCGAGGTCGAGGAGGAACTGGTGCAGGGCGGCGATGCCGCCGGCGCGAATTTCGTCGCGCACGTCCTGGTATTGGGCGCGGCCGAGCTTCTCAGGCGTCCATATGACGGTGTAGCGGCGGTCGTCCTTTTCGAGGACAAGGGGCTGTTTGTCGTTGCTGAGGAAGACGACGTTGACGTGGTTGCGCTCGTCGTGCGCCATGACGTTCTTGGGGTTGATGCGGATCCACTCGCCGGTGATGAACTGCTTGAGCTTGTTCTTGGTGTGGAAGAGTTCGGCCCTCGACACGACTTCGTCGGCGATGAGGAAGAGCTTGCGGCTCGCCCAATCGTTGAATTTGTCCTCGAGGCTGGCCTGGTCGATGATGCGGCCGTAGGCGCCGTAGATGGCCATGACGGCTTCGAAGAAGAGGTTTTTGCCGGCGCCCTGGCCGCCATGCATGACGAGCGCGGTGCGCATCTTGGCGCCGGGGTTCTGGATGGGGTAGGCAAGCCACTTGAGCACCCAGTGGAAGACGTCGCGGGCGTTGTTTTCGTGGCTGCACAGATGTTCGAGCAGGGCGAGAAGGAGCTCGCAGCGGCCTGCGCGCGGGGTGGTCGGCCATCCGCCCCAGAGGTTGCAGGTGATTTCGCCGTCGGTGCCGCCGGGGTCGAAGCCGATTTCGGCCGGCCGCACGAGCGGCAGGCCGCCGAGGCGCTTGAGGTCGCGCCAGGCGTGATCGGGGCAGATGTCGAGCACGTCGGACTTGGGGACCAGGCAGTGCTCTTCGTGATCGAACAGGGTGCCTTTGCCGCCGTAGACGAGGCTGTAGCGCTCGAGGGCCTGGTCGATGCCGATCTGCCGCAGCAGCTCCCCGCCCCCGCCTTCGCCGGCAGGCCCCGCCCCCTTGGCGGCGAGGGTCGGCGGCGCGGAATCGAGCAGGCCGTGCATCCGGAGATGGGCCTCGACCTGGTCGCGCACGACGTGCAGGCCCTCGGCTAGGTGCAGGTCGTTGAAGTCGGTGGCGCCCTTGCGGTCGACGGGCCGCTCGGCGCGGAAGACGGGGGCGAGCCAGGTGCCGCCGGCGGCGTGCGCGGCGAGACGCGCGGCTTCGACGCCGGGGTTCGTGGCGCCGTGCAGATGGCCGCAGTGTTGACAGTGGTCAACGCTGACGGGGGTGAGGTGGTGGCAGAGGGTCACGCGGTTGCACCCCCAGCGCACGAAGACTGGACGGCGACACGTTCGATCATCAAAATCCGCTCGCCGATCCACCGCATGACCGGCACGGCCATGGAGTTGCCGAGCGCCTTGTAGCGCGGGCCGTCGGCCGCAGGCTTGCCTCGATGCGTGATTGCGGTGTAGTTGTCAGGGAAGCCCTGAAGGCGCTCGCACTCGCGCGGCGTGAGGCGGCGGACCTGCATGCCGCGCGCTACCGCCATCCCGTTGTCTTGCGCGCCGATCGGATGCGTGACACTGCCGCTGACATCGGGGTCTTGCCGGTTGTAGAACGCCACCGGCACCGGCGGCGTCCCCCGCCCCGTGCCGTCATCGCTGGCATCGTGGTTGGCGCGGAGGATGTAGGCGATGAACGTCTCGCTCTCAAAATCCAGGCGCCCGTGCGGGCCGCCGTGCGCGTTCACTGCGGTGGTGACGTTGATGGGGCTGGACTGGTTGTTCCCACCGAATGCAAGTGGCACCAGATGCGAATGCCCATGGTTCATGTCCTGGCCGGCGCACCCCTGGAGTCTGCCGAAACTTGCGTCAATGCTTGAAACAGGGCGGGAGGCAACGCCTTGCCCCGCTTCTCGGCGCGGCGCAGGATGCCCTTGCAGGCTGTGGCGCTCAAAAAGTACCGCCGCGGCACGTCTCCAGTTTCCAAGACATCCGACAACGAACACACGGCGGCGTCGCTGGGCCACTCCGAAGTACTGAGCGTCAAGAAGCCGGTAGGCGAACCCATACCCGAGTTGCCCCAACCCTCCGAGGAAGCTTCCAAAATCCCGTCCTCCGTTTGATGACAGGACACCGGGGACGTTCTCCCAAACCAGCCAACGGGGGCGATAGCGGTCAGCAATGGCAAGATAGGTGAGCATGAGGTTGCCACGCGGGTCGCCCAATCCCTTTCGGAGTCCGGCGACGCTGAAAGACTGGCAAGGTGTTCCGCCGACGAGAACATTGATAACTGCATCGGGCCACTCCTTGAACTTGGTCATGTCGCCGAGGTTATGCACATCGGGATAGTGGTGCGCAAGGACTGCGCACGGAAACGGATCGATTTCACTGAACCATGCCGCGCGCCAGCCGAGCGGGTGCCAGGCGCATGAGGCAGCTTCGATTCCTGAGCAGACAGACACGAATCTCACGCTGTCTCCTTGGTGGTCTTGGGATTGGCAACCTCCGCGCGGCACCGCTGCAGGTAGTCGTCGTCCGCAGCGACGACCAGGCGCAGGCGGCCGTGCTCGCGCCCGAGCTGCTCGCACACCGGGCCCAGGCTGACGGCGTCGAAGGCGACGACGACGGGGATCTGCTGGCCCATGGCCTCGAAGATGGACGCGCCGGTGGCGTAGCCCTCGCACACGATCACCACGCCGCCCCGGCGGATCCGCCCGAGGGTGTGGTGGGCGCCGGACTTGTCCATGCCGGCGGGCCAGTACTCCTTCTCGAGCTTGCGGCCGCGCGCCTTGCCGCGGATGATCTGCAGGCCGACGACGTGGCGATCGCGCAGCATGGGCACGGCGACGGTGCCGGCGCCGGCGGGATCGAACCGCAGGCCGTGGGCGCCGACGCCCTTGCGCTCAAGGTAGTCGGAACGACCGGTGGCGACGTAGGCGCGCCAGACGCGATCGGCGGCGGCGGCGGCGCGGGCGGCTTCCTGCCGGCGCTCCTCGGCGGCCTGGCGCGCGCGCTCGGCGTTGCGACGCCGCTGGGCGTCGCGCTCTTCCCTGCTCTGCTCGACGGCGCGGCCGTCCAGGCGAACTTCGATGTTGCGCTTGCCGGGGTCGGTCCCCTGGTAGACGCCATAGCTGCCGGTGACGTAGTCGGCGCCGCGGATGACGAAGGTCGACAGCCAGTACCAGCCGCGCAGCTCGCGCCCGCCGCCTTCGACCTGGCAGCGCACGGGCTTGGAGGAGTCGATCCACAGGTCGCCGGCCGGCGTGCCGTTGCGTCCGTTGCGCGCGGTGCCGAGCAGCAGGCCGGCGGCGGCGAGCTGGTTGTGGGCGTCGGAGAGGTTGAGCCAGGTCATGCAGTGCTCGAACGCGATTCCTTACGAGCCGAAAACCACCCGACCAACCACGCTTCCGCATCGGACGGGCTCCCCAGCGCGCCCTCGATTCTCCGCCGCATGTTCATCGCAGCGGCCTGGCGTTGTGTGATTTCTATCGCGCCGGCGGAGACGGCCGCGGCGCGCTTGGACAAGGCGATGTCGTAATGGCTTCCGCTCGTTTTTTCCGGTGTCTGCCACCATCGACGCGCAACGCCGATGCGCAGCGCCATCGCGTGCAACTCTTCGTCCGTGTCGGCCAGCATGTGACACATAACCATCCGCCCGAACCGAGCCCGCATGTCGTCGACGTATACCGCCATCGCTACCTCGCCGTCGCCAGCGCGTAGTCGAGCGCCTGGCGGAACTTGACCGGCCACTGCTGGGCGACAACCCGGTCGGCCAGTTCGAAGAGGCGCAGCCGGGGACGGTAGCGCGCAGACCGCTCGGGGAAGACGATGATGGGGATCAGCTTGCCGGGCCGGCCCGGCACCCGGCGGTAGATGCCTACCGGCCACGGCAGGCCACGCGGCTTGCCGTAAAACAGCGAGTCGCGGGCCTCGCCGCGCTTGCGCCGATTAGCCTCGATGCCGATCCGCCGCTGCACCACCTTGCCGAACCGTCCGGCCCGCGCCGCGGCGACGAGCTGCTGTATGGTGCGCGGCGGCAGGTTGCCCGAGGCGTCGAGCTGCACGTTGGACGGCAGCCGCAAGGCCTTCCGCGTCGGCCGGCGCTCTCCGCCCTCGACCTGGTAGACCAGATATTTGGCCTGGGCGGGCATGAAGCCGACGATCGCCTGCAGATCGTCACGCCGCGCGGGCTTGACGAAGATGCCGCGCTTCGTGAACTCGGTCGGGCGGTCGAGATCCTGCTCCAGCTCGGCCGGCAGCGCCCGCTTGACCTCGCCGGCGACATCCGTGAGCGCCTTCGCCGTGGCGAATCGCACCTGTTTCGCGTACCCGGTGAGGTGCGCCTTGACCGCCTCCAGACCCTCGACGCGCACATCAATCCGCAGCACAAGCCCCCCGAGGCGTTGACAATGCCGAAAACCCGCAACCTAGAAAAAAACCGCG